TATTTACGATAAAGGTGTTGTTCTGTCATTACAATCAAGAAGCCCGAATCCGGCAGTTTTCTTAAGTGCAAGACGCATGGTTGAGGTTGTTAAATAAAAGATGCGGATCATCGCTTGATTCAAAATAACTTTTCCAAAAAGTATAGGAAGCCACGTTCCAATACATATAAGAGGAAAAGGAGCGCACTAAATGTCCAAACCTTCATCAAGAGAAGAACTGAAAGATTATGCACTAAGAAAGTTAGGCGCACCAGTCATCGAAATCAACGTCGATGACGCACAATTGGAAGACGCTCTGGATGACGCGATTCAGATTTTTCAAGAGTATCATTTTGACGGCACTGAGCGTGCATTGTTTAAATACGAAATCACTCAAACTGATATTGACAACGGTTTTATCGACACAGACTCTATCGGTCTGACCGGACCTAACGATTATCCCCAAGCAGCAGACGGCACAAAAATTGAAACTGTAACTAAAGTTTTTCAGTTTGATGACGGCGGCTCAGGAACAAATATGTTTAGTATTCGATATCAAACCGCACTTCAAGACCTGTATGGTTTGCGTAGTGCCGGTGATATGTCAAACTACTACATTACGCAATCATACATCTCACTGCTTTCTGATTTTCTATCACCAGAAAAACAACTCAGATTCAGCCGTGTGACAAATAAATTATACATTGACATGAATTGGTCTGAGACTGTGAAGGTAGGAGACTTTATTCTTATCGACGCATATGTGATCGTTGATCCGGATACCTACACCGAGGCATACAACGATATTCTTCTTAAGAGATACGTCACCGCATCTTTTAGAAAACAATGGGGAATGAATCTTATCAAATATCAAGGCATCAACCTTCCGGGTAATGTTCAGTTTGACGCACAAGCCCTTGTCTCACAGGGCAACGAGGAGATGGAAAGAATCGAAGATACCCTCCAAGACAAATACGAACTTCCACCAGATTTCTTTACGGGGTAATAAATGGCTACGAATCAATACTTCAACAAGTTTAAAAACAAAGCCGAACAGCGGCTTGTTGATGATCTTGTAGTCGAGTCGATCAAGATTCACGGAATGGACATGGTTTACATTCCAAGGTCACTCGTAAATGTTGATGAAATTTTCGGTGAAGACAGACTTCCCAAGTTTGAAAATGGTCGTGAACTTGAAATGTATATTCAAAGTTACGATGGCTTTGAGGGTGAAGGCGAAGTCATGTCTCAGTTTGGTTTGGAAATCAAAGATGAAATTACATTATCGGTTTCCAGAACAAGATTTCTTAAAGTTTTTGCTGACAAAGATTACGCATATCCAAGAGAGGGTGATCTTGTTTACTTTCCTCTGACCAACGGCTTGTTTGAGATTAATTTTGTCGAGAGAGACAAAGACTTTCACTCGTTCGGTAAGATTTTTACTTATGATTTAAAATGTAGCATGTTCAAATACTCCGGAGAAGACATGGACACAGGGTTCGATGTCATCGACGGAGCCACGGCAGACGTTTATACTCAACTTGTTTTTGCCCAACTCGGAAATGGCAGCGGCAACTTTACTGAGGGTGAGGTTGCGTATCTTTACGATACATCCGGAGCGACTGGGGCTACACTGGATATCGTTGATTGGAATTCCACAGACAAGACTGTTGAGGCAACACTCGTCGCTGGATCGTTGGAAAACCCAAGAAATCTTTTCGGAAACAGTTCCGGTGCGACTTACGATGTGTCCTCGATTGGTCTTACAAACGATTACTTTGTCAAAGACTCCTTTGAAAATAATCTTGAACTTGAATTTGAAGCATCAGGATTCTTGGACTTTACAGACACCGATCCATTTAGTGAGGGAGACTTATAATGTTTACCACATTTTACAATGAAACAATTCGTAAAACAGTCGTTGCGTTTGGCACATTGTTTGATGAAATTTTTGTTGTCAGAAGAAACAAAGACGGAACAACGAATAAAAGAGTATTGGTTCCGATTACCTTTGCCCCCAAAGAAAAATTCTTAAGAATGCTCAATGAGTATCCCAACACAAAGGGACAAACTGACACAGCAGGTATCGCAAGTGTTTTACCTCGGATGGGATTTAATATTATCTCAATTAATTACGATGGGACAAGAAAAAGAAACACGGTTTACAAAAGTATAAAAAGTGCGGACGGCACAAATGTCCAGACACAGTTCGCAGAGGTTCCTTACCTAGTCACATTCCAACTGGCTATTGCTACTCGAACAATGGACGATGCTTTACAGATTGTTGAACAAATCGTTCCATATTTCACTCCAGAGTTTACAGTCACAATCAACTTCTCAGACTTTAATACAAAAATTGATGTTCCGATTGTAATCAATGCGGTCAATCCTGAGATTCAATATGAAGGCGATACGTCTGAGCAACGCTCTGTTATTGTAACAATTGATTTTACCGCACACACATATGTGTTCTCACCAACCAAGACAGCGAAGTATATCAAAACTTCCGATGTTACCGCTTTCAATTCATTCTTCACGGAGGATGGTATCACAGGACCGACAGCCGCAGCATCACGAATCATTGCGAGCATCACAGGACCGAGTGGTTCGGATTCGTTGCCTGCCGTGGCTGGTATTTCCACCGATATCTTCCAATATCCAAACACCCTCAGTATCACAGGAGCAACCTTAGATGGCTGAAAAAGAAGAAAATCCACTTGAAAATGCTTTAAATATAGAGCCTACAGAGGTGCGGGATACGACACATAATGTTAAAAATCCCGCCAAGGTCGAGGACGGCATGAGAAAAAGTGTAGAAATTGATCTTTCAAAGTTTCCCGAACGAAAAAAGATTGAACAGCGTAAAGACTTCGGCGAAGTCCGTGAAAACATAAAAGAAGTTATTGACTACAGTAAGAATGCGATTGACGGTATTCTAAAAGTAGCCTCAGAAAGCGACAGCCCAAGAGCCTATGAAGTGGTCAGCCAACTTCTTAAGACGGCAACCGAAGCCAATAAAGACCTACTTGATATTCATAAACAAATGAAAACCTTAGAGGAAGACGAGCAGGTGAGGAATGTGACCAACAACGCATTCTTCGTGGGTTCTACAAAAGAACTACAAGACCTCGTTCGTAAACAACTTCCAGAAAAGAAAGTGAAAAAAGTAAAGAACAATGACAAAGAAACTGGATGATAAAGCATATCTCGGCAATGCCAATATCAAGGCAGCCGGTGTAGAGTCAGAATACACAAAAGAACAGATCCAAGAATATGCCAAGTGTGTATCTGATCCGATGTATTTTATTGAAAATTATATCAAGATTGTCTCTCTTGATGAGGGTCTTGTTCAATTTGAACCTTATAGTTTTCAAAAGAAAATTTTAGATTCGGTTCACAATGATCGCTTCGTGATTTGCAAGATGCCCCGACAGTCCGGCAAATCCACGACAGTTATTTCATATTTGCTTCATTACATTTTGTTCAATCCTGATAAAAATGTTGCAATTCTAGCCAACAAACTGACAACTGCTCGTGAACTTCTGGGTCGTCTGAAGTTAGCCTACGAACATCTGCCAAAATGGCTTCAGCAGGGTGTCGTGGAATGGAACAAAGGATCTATTGTTTTGGAAAATGGATCAAAGATTCTTGCATCTTCCACATCATCCTCAGCCGTTCGGGGTGGTTCTTTTAACTTATTGTTTATGGATGAATTTGCGTTTGTTCCTGAGAACGTGGCAGATGAGTTTTTCAACTCTGTGTATCCCACGATTTCAGCCGGTCAAAGCACAAAGGTTTTGATCGTCAGCACACCCAAAGGTTTGAATATGTTTTACAAACTTTGGAAGGATGCAGAGGACGGTCAAAACTCCTACACTCCGATTGAAGTCCACTGGTCTGACGTTCCCGGTCGGGACGAAAACTGGAAAAAACAGACGATTCGGAACACATCTCCACAGCAGTTTCGGCAAGAGTTTGAATGTGACTTCCTTGGCTCCGTAAATACGCTCATAGCCCCTTCAAAGTTGAAATCGCTTCACTACACTCGTCCGAAGCAAGAGCGTGAGGACGGCTTGAAGGTCTACTATGAGCCTGAGCCGGAACACATATATTTTATGGGTGTTGACGTTTCACGCGGTAAAGATTTAGATTATCATGCCATCACGATTGTTGATGTTACTGCCGCTCCCTACAAAGTTGTCGCCCAATATAAAAATAATGAACTTTCACCATATCTTTTGCCAAATCTCATTTATGCGATGGGCAAGCGATACAACGATGCCTTCATTCTGACCGAAGTAAATGATCTTGGGCAGGAGATTGTTGATATTATGCACAATGAGATGGAATATGAAAATTTACTTGTCACCTCTGTTCGTGGACGAAAGGGACAGGTGATGGATGGTGGATTTGGTAATTACCAAACGCAACAAGGTGTGCGTATGAGTCCAAAAGT